CGCAGGAGTTTCTGGACACAGACGTGTTCTTGGAAGAAACCGATGTACTTACCATCACCGCCTACAGCGCCAACGCCAGCGACGTGAGCGCGTCCGTCGTGTGGGTCGAGGACATCTGATGCCGTTCAAGTCGGAAGCACAGCGCCGCTACCTCTACGCAGTAGCCCCCGAGGTTGCGAAGAAGCTGGCAAAGAAGACGCCAAAGGGCGCAGATTTACCTGAACATGTGTCCAGTAAAGACAAGAAGGGATGAACATGACGAGCATCATCATCGCTGCGCTGATCGGTGTCCTTGTCGGCGGCGGTGCCGTGGGGGGCATCGTACTGTCCAAGAAGCCCGAGACGCCGGTCGTCGTCGCCGACGTGTCCGCGCAGAAACAGGCCGAGGTTCAGGTCCAGCTGTCGGATCTCGACATCGTCAAGCCGGTCTGCACAGGCGAATACATCGAGAAGCACGGCGACGGACTCTGCCGCGAGATGTTCTGTCTGGCCCAGAGCAACAGCACCACGGGCGGCGCTCAGGCGACTACCTGCGACGCTATCGCCAACGTGAACAACACGAAGACGATGCTGGCTGCGTGCGACGCGCACGCCGAAGACCGGCGGCGCGAGGAGTGCTTCACGCGCTTTCGCGAGCGGAAGTAACGAACGCCGGCGTGCCGACTCCAAGCCACGCAGAGAATGTATTGAACTCGTGCCACTCGACGGCGTCTTCGTAGTCGGTGCCGTCCTGCTCGACCATCTGGCGGATGACCGCCTCGCGATCGTAGACCAAGAAGCTCTCTCCGCAGCGCTCCGCGATGCCGAGGATCGCCGGATCGTACACCTCGGCCGGCTCCAGCCGAAGAAGCTGGACCTCGTTCTCCTCGGCGTAGCGGTCGACTTCCTTGTTCCGGCCCTTAGCCATCCGCGACTTCCTTGGTCCGGACGCTGAGACGAGCGTCCTCTGCCAGATCGACAAGCTGGGCGACCCACTCGGCGGAGGACGCAGGCTCCTTCATCGCGCTACACGGCGTAGAGGCGAACGCCACGGCGAAGCCGCGGACGTGGCGCAGCGTGGGCATGCGGATGCCGTGGATGACGCGCGAAACCTCGGGCTGAGAAAGGCCGCCGCGGCGCGCCAGCTCCGCGAAGCTCCAGTGCCGAGCCTTTCGATGCGCTTCGATCAGTCGGATGAATGGGTCGGTGGTCGGGTCGATAACGCAGGTCGGCGCGGTAGATGCGCTCATGATGACCTCCTCGACGCAAGTGCGCCTCGGGGAAGAGGCTATCAGCAATCTACCGCCACGTCAACATTCCTTGACGCTGCGGTAACGGCTCGCTATGCTTCCGACGTCCACCCCGGAGACCCCATGTGGGACCAGCCCCACTACCTCTACAGGCTGCATGACTCGCAGCTCTCTCCCTACGCCGCTGCGCTGGAGGCGCACATTCCCGGCACGCTCGCGTGGGCCGTACGCGGCCGCAAGCGCTACCGACTGACCAAGGGAGAATGGCCAACAGACGGGGCGCCGTCGCACATCGACGTCTACGCGCCCGTCCACGCCGCGTTCATCGTCGAGCACTTCCTCGCCGGCTGGGACGTACAAGACTGGTCGACGCAGGCCAACCACGGCGCGGACTTCGTTCACCCGTGGCCGCAGGCGCCGGACGAGCTGAATCGGATGGAGTCCGTCGGGCGCAGCATCCTCGAAGGCGAAGTGGCCCGCGGCGAGCTGAAGCCGCATGTCGCCCAGATGGCGACGCCCTATCAACGCCGTAGCGCCGCGTGGGCCAGCACCCGTCCGTGGGTACTGAACATCTGGCCATGCGGCAGCGGTAAGACCGTCGGCGCCTTGATTGACTCACTCACACGACCGGGCACCGTCCTCGTAATCTGCCCCGCCAAGGCACGCCACGTCTGGTGGACACAAACCCAGCAGTACACGAATATTCTGCCTTGGCGGCTGCTTCCTGATAGCGAGCGTCGCAAGAGCGATATGACATGGGACCAGTACGTCGCCCACTGCGCCTCGACGGGGCAGCGCCGGTTCGTCGTCATCGGAGCGGAGAGCCTCAACGACAACATCGAGTTCGTGAAGCGTCTGATGCCCGAGGTTCTCATCCTCGACGAGCTGCACATTCACGGGCAGTCGAAGCGCTGGAAGGCCGTGAACAAGGCCGACGGCACGGTGGACTTCCACCGACGGCAGACGGCCAGCGGCGACCGCGATGCGTGGGCCGTCGCGGTGATGGACGTGAGTCGTCTGTCGTCTCTGAAGCTCCGGGTGGGTCTTACCGCGACGCCGCTGGACGACGGGCGCCCGCGGCGTCTCTGGGCGCAGCTGGACCTACTCACGCCCGGGGGGTTCGCGCACAGCTACCGCAGCTTTGCGGGGCGCTACTGCGACGCGGTGATGAATCCATACGGCGGCCTCGACGACAAGGGCAGTAGCAACATCGACGAGCTGCGCGCTCGCTGCTCCTTCTTCGCACACGAGGTGCCGTACACCGAGAGCCACTCCAGCCTGCCGCCGACGCGCGTGCAGGTCGTCTACCTTCCCGTGTCCGCGCAGGATAAGGCCGAGCGCTACGACGACGCACAAACCTTCGATCAAGCCATCAAACAGCTTGCGCGGCAGGCCCGGGGTGAATATGAAGATGTGCCGGCGCGAGAACGCCTCATCGAGGCGCGTCTTGCGGAGGCGTGCAGCCGAAAGCGTGGCTATGTCGTTGCGGAGGCCCTTGAGGGGCTGAAGGGTGGCGGCAAGGTCATCGTGTTCACTGCGCGTCGCCGGGAAGCTGAGCGCTGGGGTGAGGCCATCCGAAAGGCGGTCTCATCCGGTGACGAGGCAAGGAACGCTGCGATCTGGGTTGGGCACGGCGGCGTAAGCGAGTCCGAGCGCAACGAGATGATCGACGGGTTTCGAAACAGCGCAGGCCCCTGCTGTCTCATCGGTACGGGGCAGGCCTTCGGAATCGCAGTCGACGGAATGCAGACGGCCGACCTCGCCATCTTCGCGATGCTTCCTTGGAAGCCCGGTGACTTCCTTCAGTGGCGTGGCCGGTTCGACCGGCATGGCGGCCGCGCCACGCTACTGAAGGTCGTCGTCGCCTCGTCGACCTATGACGAACGGGTCGTCGAGATCCTGACCGACAAGTTCGGGCCCATCGAGCAGTTCCTCGCGGCCGACGAGCTGGCGGGGATGGGCGAGAAGCTACTCGGCATGGAGGACCGCGAGGCCCTCATGGATGCCGTGGTGTCGAAGCTCGTTGTCTTCAACGAGGAGGAAGAATGAAGTCTATGCGTCCGTGGAAGTCCGCCTTTCTTCACGCCGTCGACGGCGCGGCAGACTACCTGCATGCCATGTCTGACGAGGATGTCATTCATGTGGCTGCGAGGTTCGCCGTCATGCTCTGCGCCACGCGGGGGATCGACAAGAGTCGAGTCGCAGCGGTGATCGAAACTTGGTCCTCCGAGATCGACAACGCATGGTGGAAGTCATGAAGATGCTCATTGATGCGGGCAAGTCGAGCCGCGGCTGGAGCCGCATCGGCAACTTCGCGAAGTGCCCCCAGCTCTTCGCCTACCTCTACCGTTCGTCCTCGCTGGCAGACGAGAACGGGGTCGCGCCGAACATCGCGCCGCCCGCCGATGCGCTGGCGAAGGGCAGCATCGGTCACACGCTGCAAGCGCATCTGCACGCCATCTGGGGTGCGGGCCAGCCGCAGGGCGTCATCGCGGACGAGACGCACTACACCGACCCGTCCGTGTTCTTGGACCCTGAGGACGCGGCGGCTGCGTGGTGCGACAAGTACGGCAGCCGCGAGCTTCTGCCGCAGATGCTCAAGGTGTTCCACGCCTACCTGACGAAGTTCCCCGAGCCGCCCGGAGACGTCATCGCGGTCGAGGCGCCCGTCACCGCGGTGCTTGGCAAGCTGCGCGATCAGTTCGGACTATGGGTCGGTGAAGAGGTGGGCGGCGAGTGGCGGAGCCTCGACGGTGCCGGCATCGAGGTGACGCCGCTGTGCATGCCCGACCACCGAGAGCACGGGCGTCCGATCACGCTCACTCGCCGCATTGATCTCGTAACGCGCGATAAGTCAGGACGCTACTACATTTGGGACCATAAGCATCAGGCTTCCGTCAACGCGAAGAGCAGCGCTGCCGCGTACGCGATCGACGGAGGGTTCGCCGCGTTCCGCATCATGGGGCGTCAGCTCTATGGAGAGGCGTTCGGCGGCCTGACGTTGAACCTCATCAGCTCGACCCAGCCGGGTCACGTCGCGCGCGAGCAGGTCCCCTCTACCCCGCACCGCGACGCGCACTTCGCGCAGTGGCTCTGGTGGGCGGAGCATCAGATCGCCCAGCTCGACCTGACCATGGATCCATGGGAGTGGCCGAAGGCCCAGAACGAGCTGTCATGCTATGGTCGCTATGGAGCCTGTGCCGGGCTCAACCTTTGTTCCCTCGGCCGGTTGGCGTGAGGGGATGGCCTCGTCTTGTCGCGGTCCGCACGACGAGGTCGACCAAGGACCGGAGTACTACCACATGTCCGACAACCCGACCGTCATGGTGACGGTCTATGGCAAACCGAAGAAGAAGAAGACGAGCGATGTGCTCGCGGCCTTCCCGACTGCCTTGTGCATCGGGGTGCCGAGCGCCATCATGCTGGTCGCGCAGAACGAGCTGGGGTTCTCTCCGGCTGTCCACCCCGAGCCGCCGCAGACGCTGCATGAGCTGGTCACCCTGCTCGACTACGTCAGTCGCACGGGCATGGCGAAGCAGTACGGCGCGATCATCATCGACGACGCGAGCCACATCTGCGACCGCAGCATGATGGTCTGGAACGAGGAAGCACCCGCGGGCAAGAGCGGCAAGAAGGACAAGTTCTACGCCTTCCAGCAGCTCAACAAGTACCTGCTCATGCTGTCGGGCCTCGCCCGCCACATGGGGGTCCACCTCGCGTTCACGTTCCACGAGCGCATGCCCGGCACGAACGCCGACGGGTTCTTCTGCCCCGGCGGACCGAACGTGCCGAGCCGCAATCAGGTGGAGACGCTGCCCTCGTGGTGCGACATCAACGTGCGTGCGATGGTCGACTCGACCTACCCCGACCCGTGGTTTCCCGGCGTGTACTTCTGCGATCCCACGAACCCCGAGTGGGTCACGGGCGACCGCACCGGCGTTTGCTGGGCGAAGACCCCCGGCAACCTGCGGGAGATCTTGCGGGCGTCGGCGGGCGGGTACCAGCTCAGCCGCGTTCCGGGGCTGGAGTGGCAGGACGATCTGGCGGACGAGCTGGCGGCGATCATCGTGGAGAGCGGCGACGTGAGCGGTTCGGTCAAGAAGATCTCGCAGTCGCATCCTCGGTTCTCTGACGGAACGTCGCAGATTCATCTTCGGTGGGCTTGCCAAGATGGTATTGCCCGCGCTACGTTCATCAAGCGCAAGGCGAGGAACCTCTTCGACCTCGCGTCCAAGGAAGAGCCGAAGAAGGGGGGCGGTGTGCCTGTACCAATCCCCTCCAATAGCTCTGCCTCGGCCACCCTCAACTGACCACCACTCAGGAGTTCATCATGTCGTTCAACATCTCTGGCGCCCACTTCAAGGGCGTTTCCACCCTTGGTTCTTCTCAGCCCGAGGCGGGCTACTACGAGGTCTCCGGACTCCAGATGGAGCAGAAGGCCGGCGACAAGGCCGATGCCCGCCGCTTCCACGTCGAGTTCCCGAACGGGTTCAAGATGTTCGAGTTCCTCCACCTCCCGGTGGACGGCCTCCCCGAGAAGTCCTTCAAGGGCCGCATCGCGGCGCTGAAGACCATCCTCGCTTCGTTCGGCTTCACCAACGAGGAGATCGAAGGCGGGGAGATCAGCGACGCGTGGTTCGTGTCGGCGAGCAACGGCGGTCGCAAGGCGTACGTCGAGTTCGTCCCCGGCCAGCAGGGCGTGCAGGGCTCCTACGCCAAGATCAACAAGTTCCTCTCGAAGGAGCAGTACGAGAAGGCGGTCGCCTCTGGCGCCAAGCCCGTGGCGGCCGCGGACCGCGGCGCTCCCCGCGCTGCGGCGCCCGTGACGCCGGGCCTCATCCCCGCGGCTCCGTCCGCGGCGGCGGGCGCTCCGGTGCAGGCGGTCGCTCCGGCTCCGGCCGGCGGCCTCCGGCTTCCGCCCCCGCCCTCGGTCGGCGTCGCCCGCTAAACCATAGGTTTAGCAGCGCCCCGTCAAGCCTCGTGCTTGGCGGGGCGTTTCATTTCTGATATGCTTGCTCCATCGAGGATCGCATGGCGGACTACTACACTACGATGGCCAACATGAAGAAGGCCGCCCGTGAA